GTTCAGCGTGAACGTGGCGTTGGTAGCCGTGTTCAAGGCCGCGTTGTTCATGGTGATTACACCGGCCGGCTTGTTCAGCGTGACCGCAGTCGACTTGCTGGTCAACTGCGTGACGGTGCCTTGCGCAGCGGCCGTGTAGCCAAGCTGTTCATCGGACAGGAGATATTGTGCGCCGACAATGTCCTGATCGAGGAAGGCAACGCCAATAGATTTGTTGTTAGCCATTTATTTTCTCCTCAAAAGGCTGCACCCGACCGAAGTCGGGTGCAGATTTGATTAGCCGACGCGGTACAGTGTCCACGCACCAGCAGCCGACTTACGGGCTACAAAGGATGCGCCGGTCGTGACGGGAACCGTCATCGTCAGCGAACCAGAGACCGTCCAGCCAGTGCCGGCAGCGACGATAGCCGTACCGGACGAGGTGCCGAGGTTCACAAGGCGGAAGGTGAACGAGGTGCCCACCTTATCCGAGTTTACCAGAACCGCTTCCAGATCAGCAACCGTCGGCAGAGTGTAGGTCTGCGCGGCAGCAGTGACGCCACTGTTAGCGAGGATCAGGCCGTTGAGAACCTGTGCCGGGGTCAGAGTAGCCGTAGCTGCAATGGAAATCGGCAGGGGGATTGCGTCGATAAGAGGCTCGTCAAGATTGCCATCGCCAACTTGATAGCCGCCGCCGCCATTAGGAAGTGACATAATAAAATTCCTTTCTTACGAAAATTAACCCCAGAGACGGCAAGCCATCTGCGGACGGATCGTGCTGTAACCATACAGAACGTCAATACGGCAGGGCAGGCGGTCGTTGTTGATGTCGTACTGACGAACAACGCGGAGCGAGATGCCGTTGTGGACTGCACGCGAAGCCATGTCGACGCCCTGCGGCATAAGCAGGTCGGCGGTGGCGAAGGTGATTGCGTCCTTGTGGTAGACGAGGTTCTGCGAGTACTGCGTGTTGGCAGCACCGACGAACACAACCGCCTTGCCGTTGGCAGGCAGTGCTTCAACGGTAGCAAGCGCATGGTTAGCCGAATAGACCGGGGAAACCGTGACGTTGCCTGCGCCAGCGCCGCTCAAGGTGACGTCGGCAAGTGCGACGAACTGGAACAGCGAACCAGTGCTTTCACGGGTCTGCGGGTTGACGGCGAAGCAGTCAGCGACGGTGAACACGTCACCGGCTTTGACGACCAGACCGTTACCAGCGCCAGTGATTGCGATGGTGGTGGCGCCTTCGGTGGTGACAGCAGCCGAGGTCGAACCGCCGGTTGCAGTACGCGTACCAGTGGTGAACTGCTTGATCGACTGCGACATGTTGATTTCTTCGAAACCAAGTACGCCCGTGCCCATCATGCCGTTCTTGAACTGCTTGCTGACAGTGTCGGTCGGATTGAACAGACCCTTCATACCTTCGACGAGGCCAGCGTTGGCAGCCGGGTTAACGGTTGCGTAGCGCGGCGACATCACGGCAGCGTTTTCGTTCAGCTTCTGCTGGGCAGCCAGCAGGACAGCCGAAGTCGACGGCGTGGTGCCGGGGGTGCCGACCGAGTTGCCGATGGTGCGGAACGCGTTGGCTACGTCAGCGTCGATGCTGGCAGCAAGCTGCGAGATACGAGGCTTGAGTACGCGGTCTGCGAAGTCGTCCAACTGCATGGTCATTTCGGCGGTGGTGAAGTTCACGCCGATATGCTTCTGGTTGGCGACGGTGAGAGTGGTGAACTGCTCGTTGTCATCCTGAACCTGAAGGGCAGCACCGTCGGTGACGAGTGCGCGGTCAGGCAGACGGATGCGCAGGGTGGAGCCGATCTTGGCGCCTTCGACGGCAAAGCTGTCGTCGTATTGGCGGTTGACGTTGCGCGTGAGTACGAGGTTGTTCTCGAGAATTTCGAGAGCCTTCCGCGTAATCATGTCAATTGTTAAAATGCTGTTAGCCATTGATATGTTCCCAAATTAGCGGTTTCTTTGTGCCTCGTACCGCTTGATCTGCCGTAGCCGTTCCGCTTCGATCCATTCCGACGTTGACATGGTCTTGGTAGACCGGGGGTCGGTGGTGTCATACACGGGTGCGCCAGAGGCGCGAGGTGTGACAGGTGCAATCGGCGCCGGGGCGGTCGATGTTTTGCGGACCGGAGGATTAGAGGACAGTGACGCCTCAATCTTACCGATTTCCTTGGCTTGCAGGATCGGGTTCAAGCGGGCGATACGGTCAGCTTCTTTGGGGTTGGAGCCGAGCCAATAAAGAAGGTCGGGGCCAACATCTGAAGCCTGTATGCTTTGAGCCATATATTCGGTGACGGGAAGGTTCGGGTTGTACGCGACTTGATCGAAGTCATCATACTTGTCCCGTGCCGTCTCTTCACGGTCGAAATACTGCTCTTGCAGAGCCTGCGTTTCGCGCTGCGCGTCCCGTTGTGCGAGTAGCTGCTCGGCTTTACGTTCGGCCAGAACCTCGGCGTAATCCTCATAGCTATCGAACTGTTCGGGAGAAAGGTCGTTGGGCGACACAGTCGTCCGTCTAGCTTCCTGTTCCGCAGCCCGTTGGGCTTGCTCTCGTTCCCACTTGCGCTGTTCTCTCGCAAGTCGCTTACCGACAATCGCGTCAAGTTCTTCTTGAGTGAAGGTTTTAGACGCTTCCTGCTCGGCAGGCGTTTCCGGCGTTTCGGTTTCTACGGTTTCTGGAGCCGCCGTAGGTTCCAGTTCCGGCGCGGGTACTTCCGCTTCAATGGGGACGTTATCGTCCATGTGTGTTGACCCTTTTCAAGTCACCTGATGTGCCGCATCAGTACGGTTGTCGGCCAGACTACATCATTTGATGCAGTCTGGCAATCTCGGTTAGAACACGCCCTTGGCTACTTGCACACGAAGCGTGCCAGAGGCGAGGTCTACGGCTAGGCCGGTGTTGTTTGTCAGGCGAACTTCGACGGTATCTGCGGCGCTTACTTGCGCAGACATCGACAAGCCGCCAAGGGATATGCTGAACGAAGCGTTGACCGTATCGCCAAGGACCGCGCCGGGGACGGACACAGTGGTCGCCGTGCTGGCGTTGTTGGCAACGCTGGGTGGGTCCCATGTAGCCGTGTTCGACAGCCAGCCTATGTTGCCATACGCGCTTGCAGCAGTGGCAAGGATAGCGCCTGTTACAGGATTGGCTGCGCGGGCAAAGTCGTTGTTGCGGACGCGGATACCCGACACCGTACCAGCGCTGCCGTTGAACAATATGCCGTAGGTTCCGCCAGTGACCACGTTGTTATCGAACACTGGGCGGTCCAGCGTGCAGCCTGAAAAAGCATCGAAGACAATGTTGTTATCGCAACCGTTGAAAATGTTGCGCGTCACCTGCGGGTCTTGCATCGTGCTGGCGGTTGGGCCGGTACGCAAAAGCGCGCCGGTAGACGCGTTCATCACAGTATTGCTGTCCGCGACGACATTGGTGCCTGCGCCTTCCAAGAGTACGCCGACGGTTCCGGCGACGACGGAAGCAAATCGGACCAGATTGCTCTGGATACGGACATTGCGGTACGCAGCGCTTTCATCCGAAACGAGAGCAGTGCGGCAATTTTCTACAAGGTTGCCTGTGACAAGGACGTCATCGGTCTGCGCGCGGATACCCGCGCCGCTCGATGCAACAACGCCGACATTGCTGACTTGGTTGCCCCAAACAGCGACCGAGAAGCCTTGCGGCGAACTAGTGACCGCGCGGGTGGTGCCCTTAATGTTGATGCCGACATTATCACCGCTGCCAGCCGCCGTGACGTTGTTGACGAAGTTGCCATAGACTTGGCTGTAGCGGGACTTGGTGTAGATGCCCCACGCTTCGCCCGTGCCCGACTGGGCCAGACCGTCGATCTTGTTGTCCGAAACGGTCAGGCGGCGACCATAGGCAAGAACAGCAGCCAGCGAACGTGTGCCGGTGGCGGACATGGTCTTGAAGCGGTTGCGGCTGATCCAGCCTTCCTGCCAAGTGTCTTGATCTGCGTAGGTGTTTGCGCCGATCAGGATGCCGTAAGCAGTAGAGCCGACCGTGCCGGTGCAGTTTTCAAATTCGTTGTCGATAATGCGGTAGTTTGCAATCGCCTTCTGGATGGCGATGACGTTGCTGGTGCAGTTGACGAAACGGCATTTCTCGACGACCACATAATCGAACGCGCCGCTTTCGACTTCAGAACGGCTGATAGCAGACGTCCAGCGGTCAAAGACGACGTTCTTGATCTCGAAGTTGGTCGACGGCGACAAGCAGACAACGGTGGACGCAGGGCCGCGCAATGAAGCGTTGCCGGTCGCGCCGCTGACAGCTTCGCCGACAATGTTGAGACGGCCAGCAGGCGTGTACGTCGTCCATGTCGAC